CAAAGGAAGGAAGTAACTCTTTATCGTCCTTCTTTCTCTTTATTTCGAACCCGAAAAATTCTGCCATAATTTACTCCAATATTATCAGGGGAGATTACTCTCCCCGTCAAATATATTTATACCCTTCCGCAGGAGTGTTACTTTCCCAGTATTGAATCTGGAATTCTACAGTAAACTCTTCGATCGCGTTTTCATTGTCATAACCTAGATCGATTGCAGAAACGTTTGTAGGAAATACTCCTCTAAAGTCGTATCTCTTTACAGAATTACCTGCCTTATCTAGTTGTTCAACAATAGCATCTGCTTGATAATCACTAGGATTAGCAAGACCTGTATTGCTATTATGACCATTGATGCCATTCATCCATCTTTCCATAGCATCTCTGACTTCGAAACCGACGTCATTAATAACTGTGATCGTCCAAGGCTCAAATGTTCTGTCACCAGCCATTTGTAATTTTCTACCTCTGAAGTTAACTTCTAAAGGAGCAATTACTGAAGCAGGTAACTGAGCAGCTTTACACATAAAGGATGTAAGTTCTACATCGCCCTGTGCATAGCTTGGATAGTTCATAGTTACTTTGTATAGGTTAGGTCTTGCACCGCCACCTACGAGCTTTGATTTAAAATCGTCTACGCCTAAAATTGCCATGATTTACCCCCTATACTCCTGCGATCTCGGAGAATTCTACTCCGGTTCTAGTTGCTATGAAGTTCAATGTAATGAAGTTAATAGATCTTGCTGGCTTGATAAAGATATCAGCAACAAATCTATTAGCATCAATTACTTGACCTGTATTGTTTGTTTCGTCACATACCACTAAGAAGTCTGTAACTCCACGTCTTCCTTTTACATCCCTTAAGAAAGGTTCAACTAAGTTTCTGAACTGAGCTCTTGTAAATTCGTCATTGAATTCAAACAACTGAGCTTTAGATGCAGTACTAATTGCTTTCTCTAATACGATGAATAATCTTCTTACGTTGATTCTATCGAATGCAGAAGGACGGCTTAATAAAGTTTTGTCACCGAAAAGTAAAGTACCTTGTCCAGGTAACGATACAATTGGGTTAACTCTTGCTTTATATAATGTATCTCTGTCTGCCTTTTTAGGATTAAATGCAAGTTTTGTTACACCGAGTAATTGACCTCTGTTCACTCCAGCTGGAGAGAACCAAGCATCTGCTACTCTATCTGTATTTGCACAAAGACCTGCTTGATGTCCAGCAGCTCCAATCCATCTGTATACGTCATTATATTTGTCATATACATAAAGAGCTGTAGAATCACATGCCGCATAAGATGTAGATGTCAACCCATCAACAAACGCTTTAACGTCTGCAGCAGGGGTAGAACTATTTACTGTATCTTCAATCGGAGGAGATACAAATGCAACACAATCTTTTCTTGCATTAGCAATACTAATAAGATCTAATGCAATAGTGTTTTCACCATTTGCATCAGGAGCCGCGAATAAAAGATTTACATCTTCTGTTTCTGCATCTTCAAATAGATCGTAACCTAATTGAAGCTCTCCAGATGTTGGTGTGTTATCATCAGCTGCACCAGATAAAGAATCTGATTGGACAGTAGTTTGTCCTGCAAAAGATGTTTGTCCGCCTGAAATCGACGATCCAGCATTAGTTAAATCAGAATCATGATCGATCCACCAAACATATTGAGAAGAGCTATTAACAACTTCTTTATAATAGTTGGAGGTTCCATCAGCTTTCTTAGCGTCTGAAGCTTGAGATACAAAAGCAAATCTCTCTAGTACAGTACCAGCTGTACCGGAGATTAAACCATCTTCATCGACGACGACAATATGCATTTCGTCATTCGCTGTAGTTGCACCTAAGTCAGAAGCGTAATCAGAAGTACCAGGAGCAGAATCAAACTCGCCGCTATGCGACCAGTTGGTGTAGTTGCTGCTAGATACTTGTTGAGTTACAAATTCAACTTTAAGGCTGTTTCCTAACGATCCAGGATATTTTGATGCCCAGTTACCTTTTGAAAGGCTTCCGTCAGCATAGTTATTTTCATAATCATCTTCGTTTTTAATAAGTTGTCCAGATCCATCAGACGTGGCATTTTGGTGCCCGCTGGCGGCTCTAACGACTTTGAGCGCGTTCCCATATTTTAAGAATGACGCAGCAACAAAGAAGTACTTAAATGTGTTGTTATCAGGTGTACCAAATCTTTCAACTAATTCTTGTTCAGAACTAATAGTTAAGATTTGCTCTACCGGACCCCAATTGAATGAGCCAACAAATCCACCGATTGAAGTGGAAACAGCTGGAACAACATTGGTAGCGTCGATCTCTTTGATCTGCACGCCAGGTGATACTTGAAATGCCATCGCTTTATCCTCTATTTATTTGAGTTAGTTTATATGTTTTCATAATACGGTTATATTCAACACTATTATTTATAAAAAAGCATATCTCTAGAATTTTTGACCTGTCCATTCTGACTCAAACCATATATTACCATCACTATCTTTTTCATATTTTTCTGTATCTTCATAGTTATCGCTACCCACAAATCCAAACGGCAGCATATCGTCTTGTATTTCTCTTAATCTTTCTCTATACAATAAGTCTTTCATATCAATATTTGTAAGATTCTGAAAAACATCTGTTGTAGTAAACCATGCAAAGAGTACTAAGTTCATCATTAAATCGTCATGATTAGGAGCAATTGCCATAAATGAATTACCCTTTGCGACAAACGTACTCATCTCAACAATCGTATTACTATCAACAATTAACAGTTTATTTTGTTCTACTAAATCTTTTATTGTAGAACATCCGATTCTTTTTACTCTTCTAGTCATTGTAGCACCAAGAGCATTTGCCTTAATACTTGATTCTACAAACATATTTTCATATTCTAAATCATAATATAAACCATTACATACAACAGCACCTTGGTCATTACTCTCAACTACTACATATGCTTGATTATAATGATTAGCATATTTAAATATAATGTCTGGTAATAACATAGGGGATATATTATTATCCCTAAACACAGCAACTTGCTCGAAGGGCTTAGCTGTGACGTCGATCACAGTAAACGTACTATAGTCTTGGGACCTACCCTTAGAGACATCAACTGTCATCACATACTCGTGATCTTTGATGGGGTTCTGATATATGTAAACATTATCACTAAAAAATTCAGGATCTTTACTCTTTTGTTTAAGTAAATGATCTGCACCAATTAAAGTATTACCTCTACCATGAAAGGTATTACCAAACTCCTGTTCAAACTGCAATTCAGAAGTATTGGATATTGTTTGTTGTTTCCAATCTTCATCTCTCCCAGGAACATCCCACCAATCTACTCTAAATGGCTTATATTCATTTGTCTTTTGTACTGCTCCTTCCCATAACTTATGATAAACATTGCCGATACCATTCGCAGTTGATGTAATTATCACCTTAGTATCCTTACCAGATGACACAACAGGATATGTTGATGTATAGAACTGAGCATCATTTTCAACAAAAGCAAACTCATCTAGGAACAATAAGTTAATAGATAAACCACGAATAGAACTACCTGAAGTAGCTGCAGCCATAATCTTTGAATTATTACTAAACTCAATTGAACCTTTATTCAATGCCTTACAACCTGGCTGTAAAAAGAACGGAAGATTTTCTAATGCCAATGTAACCCTTGCAAGCATCTCTCTTGCTGTAGCACCTTTGTTTGCAAGTATCGCAATATTTTTTTCTGGATGAAAGATTGCGTACCATAAAATATATACAACAGAAGAAATTGATTTACCTGATTGTCTACATGCCAACACTATAGAAAATCGATGATCGTTAAAATGACCAAACATTTTTTCTTGATAAGGATACAAGTCAAATGGAACTAATCCCTTGTCTAAAGAGATTACTTTAATATATGTACGAGCAAAGTATGCAGGATCTTTCATACATTTCATGTATTCCTGTACTTCGTCTTTTGTAAATTCGGTTTCAACGCCGTCGCGTTTTACGGATGGATTTCCTAAATAACCAAACTCATTGTTCTTGACTCTCTGCATCAATCACCTTTTCATTATTTAATAACATTCTTTGTAAATCAGTAGTACTACCTACAAAAACATTATTATTTGTTACTCGCTTTGCATCATCTTCTTTTTCATTATTTTGTAGTTCTTTTTTAGTCTTTTGCAAGGCCATTAAGTTTTTAGTTACATCACTTACATGTTTAATAGATTGTGATAACACCTCAAAAGCTCTTGGATGTTCTGATTCTCTTGCAAGTTCAGCCAATACATCTAATGATCTAGCACCAGTGTTAATTAAGTCTCTATAAGTTTCACGAGAAAATTCATAATCATCTTTAATGTCTTTATCCATTTCGATTTCTCGATTAGGAACTTTTGTTGGCAGATTTTTCTCAAGACTTGCCATCATTTTATCTCTCTTTTCCATTATCCACCTTCCGTAATTGTAGTTACTACAGTATAATTATCATCTTGATCAGCAGTGGTTGGATTAATTGTAAAGTCCATATCTTCAAACTTACGAGTATTATTACCAACTTCTTTAAAGTCTAAATTAATCTCTCTAATAATTCCTTGATTTCCAACAGGCCCATAGAACTTCATCTTCATTAAGAAATCTAATTGATATATTAAAACTCTTCTAGTTGCGAAATCACCTTCGTAATCGTCTTGAATATTTACATTATTTAAAACAATTTGAACATCTTGTTTATGATCGAATCCATCAATTGGTTTTATAGCAACTGTGTATTCAGGCTGAAAGTATGGTAGAATTTGTTCAACAATTTGTAAACCATCATCTTGGTTTTTTGTCATAATACTTAAACTCATACCAATATTATAAGAAGTAAAGTGTTTTACTGTTTTCTTTTTAGTTACATCACTTGCACTTGCTTCCGTAATACTATTTCTTCTTTGTAATTTTTGAGTAGTATCTAATTCTAAAGAAGTAATTTCAAAAGCCATTCTTGGTAACTTAATTGCAACAGAAGCATCTTGTCCTGTTTCAGCGTCAAGCCTTGCAAGAAACTTTTGTTTTGGTCCATAAGCTAATGGAACTCTAATTTGATTTAATACACCACCACTACCATCTTTTCTAATTACAGAAATATTATTAAACAGTGTACCAAATACAGCCACTGATTTTCTCATTGTTGCGTGATAAAAATGATCTCCAAACATTAATAAGTCTCCGATGGATCGCCAAATGGATTTGTCTCAGTAAAGTCTAAGAATCCATCAGCTTCTAATTCAAATTCAACGTTTTGCATTTGATCATCTGTAGGATCGAAATTATCAGCATCATCAGAAACTGTATAATACTTAGTAATAAAGCATGTATTATTCGAATCATCTCCTACTAAACCTATAGTATTTGATTCAATAAAATCTCTTTGTGTTTCACTGCCCGTTACACCAACATTTGAAACCGAAATAGTAGCTACAACATTAGAAACTTTTGTAATTGTCTGAATTTCTCCAAATACTACAATCGCATCAGCATCTTCTGCAGCAATAGTAATAGTTGGAGGTTCAATATAACCTCTACCTCTATCAGTAATATTAATTTCGCTTAATACACCATTTGCAATTACACCAGTAGCTGTTGCAGTGGAAGCTACAGCATCTGGTTCATTGATTACAATAATGGCTGAATCTATAGAATCTGAAATTTCAGGAATATTAATCGAAGAAACTCTTCCATCTTCGATATTTACAGTAGCATTTATATCAGTCGATGTTCCACCAGACACATAAGTAATTACAGCATCAGGAACGAGCGTATAACAGTTACCTGGGTTAAGTACTTCAATAACGTTAATAGCGTTATCGATAATTTCTACAGCAGCTGTTGCTCTTTGAGCTGGAGCAGGATCTTGAATTGTAATTGTAGGAGCGGCATTTACATATTGCCCACCTCCTATAATTTGTATAGACTGAACCACGTTATTATTAATAATAGCGTTTGCAGTAGCTGCAACTTTAGGTGTAGGGTCTACAACCTGTTGTCTTACAATCTCACCATTTTTAAAATGATTTCCACCAGTTACTCTTAAATCTAAAACTCTTTGTGAAGCAAAATCTTTTTCTTGTGAATCAATTAACTCAATATCAGTATCGAATTGCTCATCACTATATTCATATAATGCGCATTGTAATTTATAGACTGGTAAATTAGATAATTGATAAAACGGTTGCTCATCTTCAACAAAAGTAATTTCAAAGAAAGCATTAGACATGGGTAAAAATATAAGATCGCCTTCTAATGGTTTTGGATCTTCTAACTCATTATTCCAATAACCAATAAGTTTATTCCATTGTCTACGAGAAATAATAAACGTTGCTTCGTCTCTTATTTCTAATCCAAACTTCTGATATAAATCTCCAGCACCTTCAAATCCATCAGTGTTTTCGATATAAGCTTCTATAAGATATGCATCATCAAATTTAGAAGATGGATCTTCACCAAAAATGCTATCGCGATTTACAACAGTACGAGGAATATAATAGACATCTTGTCCATATATTTTAAGAGATTCAACAATCAGGTCCTCGTAAAGATCTTGTTCTGCTTTTACGGCCTGAGAAAAATAAACATTTCTAGGCATATATTACCCCATGTAGAAGTCGACTGGCTTTTCCCAATTAAGGCGAGCTTCTTCCTCTAGTTTTTGTAACTCTTCATTAGCATCATCAAATAATTGTCGACCATTAAAAGTTACCCCACCAGGCATTACCATACCTTCAAATTTAATAAGGTTTGTACCCCATTGTTTTTTAATAAGAGCTGTGGCATATCTCTTTAAGAAATAATCGTTATATACATCTGTATAAGTATCAGGATCTAAAATTCTACTACATTCGATAACTAGATATTGATCGACTTCGACTTCTTCTTCCCAATCCATAAAAATTTCTAATCTATTTTTATGTCTTTCGAAATTGATATGCTTTTCATCAGAATCTATTACATGATCTAATAGTCTTAAATATTGCATACTCTGTACGTATTCTGCAAGACTACCCATAAACCCAAGATTATACATATCGTTTAAATGTATTTGATATCTTACATCAAACATATCATTTGAAGATACACTATCTCTGATAGGCATTACTCTTGTTACTTCAGTAATTAAATCATTAAGTGTAATATAACCGTTGTCAATATCTGCTTGAGTTACTTGATGTTTTAAATAAACTTTTTCAATGGCATCATCATGATAATGCTGATAGAATTGTAGAGCTTCGTCTATTCTATCGCTTACTTGATCATCATCAATATTAATCTCAATCACAGGCGCACCTAATGATCTTAAGCAATAATCGATTAATGTTTGTCTGCTATTAGGTTTTGCCATATTTAAATTCCTATTATATTCTATTTATATCCTATTTAGTTCTCATTTAACCATTCATTTTTAGCCAATTCAGCCTCTTCTAATGTTAGGAAGTATTGTTGAGAATGAAAATTAGAATCTAATGTAAATACTACTTTATAAGGCATTGGATGCGTTAAAAGTATTTCTAAAATTTGATCTCCTTCATTAATACTAGGATTTGCTGCAATAATTTCATCGGGAAAATCTACCATTACACTATTATCAAAATCTTCTTGATAATTAAAAATATTTGCTTCTCTCATTTAATATAACCTCTCAAATCTTATATTTCCTATTGCGATATTACTAGTAGAATAATAACTCGAAAATCTTACTTCAAGATTATACGTTGGACTGTTATTAGTAATTCTAAATTCAAATATACCAGTATTCCATCCACCATCGCTATAAGTTAAATTTGCAAACATTGATACTCCGTATGGAACACTCGTTATATTATAGGTATATGATGCAGTATCCTTTGAAGCTGCATCTCCAAGAGTTACATACATAAAACCAGCGGTGTCACGTAAATCATTAAATAATACTCTCCAAACATTATCTGAAGTGATAGTAAAAGTATATACTTGTGTATTAGTCGTAGAATATGGCCCTGATCCATAACTACCTACTGCAGAATTATGTAAAGCACCTACATTTACCCTTGGTATTCCAATCATTCCATTATTATATAGTTTTAATCTATCATTAAAAGTAATGGCAGCTCCTGCAGTTCCTGATGCAGCAGTTTTAAAAGTTATTTCACCATTTCTTTGTTGAATATTTGTTGCATAACCTGTTTCTATATATGTTTCAGAAGAATCTGAATTATGGAAAAGATTAAACTGTTCAGGGTTTTGGCCATCATCATATTCAGAAATACATACTCTATCTCCTAGTCGAACCACATGAGCTGAAGCAGCTTCTCCTGAAGGAATAGCAGCAATACCAACATTACCTGAACTATCAATACGCATGGATTCTCTCCAAGTAAGATTTGCACCTGCTCCTGATGAATTTACTGTTGTAGAATGAGACCAAATATGTTCTTGTCCTGACTGAACATAACGAGAAGCACCGCCATTTCCTATAAACTTTTCACCTGCATTATAATACCAGTTTTGACTTAAATTAGTACCTGCATTATATGCTGATAATAATCCTCCTGCTTGTAAAAATAATCCACCAGTAGAGCCGTTTGGCCAATAAAGAGATGATGGTGATGAGTTTCCAATTCCAACGTTGCCGGTATTTGTAATTACAGCTCTAACAACATTTGCAGTACCAAATTCTAATCCGTCATCAGTTGTAGTTCCAATAAATCCATTATTCACACTACTTCCCGAGAATCTATTCCCAGAACTTCCTTCTACTCCTACATAAAGTCGTGCACTGCTGTTTTCAATACGAATTGCACGCTCACCTGTATCTGAAGTTTTTGTTAAGTCTAAAGTAGAATTACCGTTTGTATTTCCTATAGAAAGATTGCCACTTGTGTTAAGAAACATACGGTCAGAGCCGCCAGATGCAAATAACAAGCCATTTCCACTTACTGGAGCAATTCGCGAAGTACCTCCAATAGTAAGTTGAGCAGTAGCAACAGGAGACACCGTTCCAATTCCAACATTGCCATCTTTATTTATCATAAATTTTGAATGGGAAGCTGCATCGAAATAATCACTATTTGAGTCTCCACATCCAATATGGAAATCTCCATAGTTAATTGCAATATTTCCAATACTCCAATTTCTTGAATCGGCCACGCCTGTAGTATCTCTGAAAGTAATCATAGGAGATGCGTTATAATTAGTAGCGCTACCTGCTATATCTAACTTTCCAACAGTTGAATTGGGAGAATCTGTACCAATTCCAACTTTGCCGCTTGCTGCGGGTATGAGGGAAACATCATTTGTACCTGTAGGGTTTACTACCATCAACTGACCAGCTGGATTAAACATTGCAAAGTCATTTTCAGTTCCTGTTACTCCATGAAAGGCTAATCCATGATTAATTGCTTTATAGATTCTTCCTGATTTGTTTGAATCAAAACTTATATTTGCCGTTAATCTTAGTGCTCCAGCTACGACTAATTTATCAGTTGGAGAGGTATCGGCGATACCAACGTCGCCTGCACTTGTAAAATACATTTTTGCAGTGCCGGCAGTAATTGGGTCTCCTCCTGCAGAATTAGACGCATAAATACCAAAGTCCCCTGCTGCTTGGTAAGTAGTAGCAAATCCCCAATCAGTTACACCTCCACTACCTTTCATCTTAATGGTAGATACATCGGCGCTTTTGATTAAAAGACCATCGCCACTAGCAACATTTAGCTCGAGTTTAGCATTTGGATCGGTAGTACCAATACCAACTTTATCGTCAAAGAACCAAGCACCTGTACTAAAATTATATCCAAACTCATCTGAATATTGTTCACTGCCATTATTTACAGGAACTAACATCCATCTATCAAAAGTACTACCTTTCCATCTACCTATTTGAAATTTATTTGCAACTGAATTACCTGATGTAATTCCATGTGCAACATGGTTTAATCCAACTTGATTACCATCTATTTTCATGTTGCCTGAAGTTACATTAACAGTTGTATTAAAATCGAATTGACTGTTAGTTTCATTCCATAATAGACTCGCACCAGAGCCATCTATAATAATACCACTACCGCCAGATAATGCTTCTGTTTGACCAGCACCTAGTGTGATTGTTTTATCAGTAACGTCAAGGTCAGTAACACTTGCACTGTTAACATTACCTGTAATATTTAAATCGCCTGTAACTGCAAGGTTACCTGTAACTGTAGCACCATCAGAAGATGTTTCAAATTTCTTAGAACCAGCATGATAAAGTTCAGAAGCACCATCAGCTACTGCATTTATCATATAACCGCCACCATATTTTTCTAATAATACTTGGCTTCCTCTAATTACTAATCCACCTGTTCCAGTATCATCAATCCTACTATGGCCTCCACTTTCATCATGATAAATTTGTAAATCTGAACTATCACCAAGTAATATTTTCTCGCTATCTCCAAGCGTAATATTGCCCTGAAGGTCTAATCCTCCAGATGTATCTAATAAACTTGCTGGTATTTTTGTAAGTGCCATATTACTATTTATTCCCCGTCTACGTGGTCTTTAACTGCCTGAGGTGTATTATCGATAACAACCTGTGCCGCATCTCTTTCTTCATCATCTTTTACAATTAATGGGTTTGGAACTGTTTCTGTTGTACTGGTATCAGTGTCAAAATCAGTAGATGTAACCTCTACTGTTGCTTCAAGAGGTTCAATTGCGGGAATTACAACTGTTTCCGTAATATCTTGCATTTCTTCTGTTTCTTCGTTCCACTCATGCCCAATCACAATTATTTTACTTGATTCAGGTACACCTACAGAAAGTTGATACTGTTCTAATCGAGCACTTGCTGTTTTATATGCTTCTACTTGTTGTTCAAATAGTTTTGTATCTGCATCAGTTTGAATAGATTCTGGAATATCAACGTCCCAATTACTATCTCCATTTTCAATAATATCATCTAATATTTCTTGATAATCTCTATTTTTTAAATTTAATGGGATAATAGAATCACCTAATTTAATTCCAGTAATACTATCATCGTAAGGTGAATTTAATATTGAATAAGTCATTTTTAAAAGTCCGCGTCAAACCATATAGCATCTTCGCTATAAAGTTGTTGAAAATTACTTGCTGTAGTAGTTGTACCTGTTGTAATCTGTAGTTCTCCCCCAGTTACTTCTGACCCACTAACTTGAGAAAATCCATTATATGAAATTGACGGAGAACTTGCATTTCTCATAGAAACAAATGTATCTGCAAATGCAAATGAAGTATTATTTATTGTTACTGAAGGTTCAGTTCTCATATTTGTAAAAAATCTAAAGGCGAAAGAAATAGCAGATCCTGAGCTATTACTGTAACCTGAAGTGCCTATTCCCATTTTTTGAAAATATCTTTGGCATAATTTTAATTCTTCATCATAGCTTCTATGTTCAAATGGAGTTGCTATTTCTCCAAGCTCCATTTGAACTTGTGCAATTTCTACATATTCATTTGCTAAAATATCCTCTCCACTAGATTTTGCAAACATCGGATGTATCTGGTAATTACTTCCCACTGTTGCATTAGTAGAACATGGTAATTGCCATTCTATTTTATGCCATTGCTCATCACCTATTAAATCTTTGTCAATAATAACACAAACAGCGCTGTCACAATATCTAGGTTGAACAGTTGGACAGTTAGTTCTATACCAATACGAAACAGTAAATGTTTGACCTAAATGCCATCTTTCTATTTCAGGGGTATTAATTAAATGCCAAAATGGTGCTCCTCCATTACCTGTTTCAGTAATTTTAAGACTATATGCATAATCGCCATTCGGCAGTATGACTTCATGTCTCCTTAATGTGTGAGGTGTAGTACCATAAGGCCTGTTTTGCCATTTGTCAAGAATATATCTAAAAGAGGCTGTGCTAGTATAATCACTAGTTATTGCTCGGTCTCTTTGCCCTACTAAAAAATTTCCATTTATTAATATATTTTTACGACCAGCACCAATTAAACTAAATTGTTCCTGTGGTGTCTCAGCACGTAACATTGCTTCACCTGCAATTCCTGAAGGTTTATCGAGTTCAGCAATTTTTTCTCTTATATTAATTTCTGGTTTTGTAATTTTTACTGCCATCTTATTATTCCTCTACCACTAATTCACTACTAGCACTAATTGCCGTACCTACTGCATCTGTAGTATTATCTACTCTATTTAGTCCTTGGAATACTGAGCGTCCTGCACTTGTTCCTACATGAAGCAATTCTGTGTCGACATCGTATGCAAGTGCTGCAATATCATCACTAGAGCCATAAAGAGTTGCTTTTGCATTTTCTGCAAAAAGATGTTTTTCGTCATTGTATATTTTCTTAATCTGTTCTTGTGATGGTACTGTAGCAGACATTCTAAGTAATGCAACCTTACCTCCTCCTGGATTAATACTTAATCCTTCTCCGCTATTAACAGTACCAGTATGAGTAGCAGTTGTGTATTCAAGATTACCATTTACATACATTCTAGTTATACCACTTTGTCTTGTAAGAACAATACAAATCCATCCTTGACCAATAGTATTATAATCTGTAATTGCCCAACTTGCACTTCCAACTTTAAATAATATTTTACCATTGTAAGTAGCATTTGAGCTAGGATGAGTTCTTAAAGTAAGATATTGTTCTCCCCCTCTTTGAAACATTTGAGACCAATCACTAAGAGAAGAATCTTGTCTATACCAAATAATAGTAGAAAGGTCTCCAGTACCAAAATCTAAATCGGCAGTATATGGTTGAAATAGATAATCTGAATTACCATTACCTATACTTCCTGTTGTGGAATAAGATATAAGTTCAGCACCTGTTGCAACAGCACTACTATTAATTGTACCATATTTTATAAAGTGATTATTATTAACACTTCTATCATGAGCAGGCATTTCATATACTTTAAAATTATCAACTGTTACAGCTGCAGTAGCATAAAGAGATA